GCTCTTGCGGAGTTTTGGTTAGAATATCGTTATGGTTGGAGAATACTGTATTTCGACATTGTCGACATACAGAACGCTCTTTCCAAAGTTGGGAGAGAACAGACGCGTTTCAAACAGCGGGCTGGAGCAAATGAATTTACTCCGTCCACTAAGACCTACTCTTACGCCGGTCCTGCTTATCAGTTCACAGTCTTTATGACTGAGGAACTGCAGGTCAAGCTTCGGGGTAGTGTCATAGCTGACATCCAACCTCCTCTGTTCCAGTTTAATCCCTTGACTACGTCATGGGAATTGATAAGGTTTTCCTTTATCATAGACTGGTTCATTGGAATTGGTACTTGGCTTGAAACGTTAAGTTTCTTAGCGCTTGAGACTGAACATACTGCTGCTGGAGGTCTATTGATAGACGTCAAGCGTCAGTTTGGCTTCACGTCACAATCTGCATCCTCTGGTTACCAAATAGTAATCATGGAAATGCAGGGAGTGGCTGAAGGGTCTTACGCGGTAAGAACACCTCTAGGTGTACCAAAGATTCCGTTGATGAACGTTCGTGTGAACGTGCCAAAGGTCGCAGACCTATTGGCCATCGTATACTCCTTTTACACCGGGCAAACGCCCGGCCAAAGTTCTCGTATATGATGCTCATCTCTGTCTGTCTAAGGAGACAAACATGGCGGTTATGACAACCGTTCTCAAGGTATTCAACGACTCGTCGAATACCCGTACCTTTACGACGCCTGCGCACACAGCCGGGTTGCCCCGGATCTGTTTGCAAAAGCGCAAGGTACCTGTTGGTGCCCAAGTGATGTTGGAAGATACGTTTACGATCTTCTACGCCACGAAGGATGCGTTGAACGTAGTGATGCCTCAGCGCATTTCGTTCGGTGCCGTCGTCCGTAGACCCTTGGGTTATACGGCCGGCGACCTTACATCGGCGCAAGCTCTATTCCGCGAATTTGTTGCGGCAGACGAGTTTGCAAACATGGTGGCCAATCAGGATTACGCGAAGTAACCTTTATGGGTTCTTCTCGTAAACGAAAAGCATGGCTCAAAATTAGCATACCGCTAATTTCAGTCGCGCT